GCGTCATGCCCACGCAGGTCCAGCGTGCAGTAGGCGCAGCTCGTGCCGTCGAAATACGCCCCGTCCTCGCCCAGCACGGGCGACCCCACCGGCGTCAGCGTCAGGCCGTTGCCGCTGGAGTCATTCCACCCATCGTCTGCAAACTTCCATAGCCCGAGCGTGCTGGCGTCGGAGTCAGGCCCCAGGTACACGTGGTCTGCGGACACCCGGCACCGCGGGACGGCGGCCCGCAGGTCCATGTCCAGGACCGTGCCGTCAAGGATCAGATGCCTGGGCTGCGTGATACCCGTCACGGGCGCGTGCTCCTCAGGTGTTCACGATGCGGGCCAGCCGCGCCGTCGCTCCGGACAACGCGCGGTAGTACAGTGTCGTGATCCCGGCCGGGACCGTCACGATCCGGGTCACGCCGGCCGGCACGCTCGCCAGGTAATCGTCGTTGCCGTCCAGCGTCGCGACGCCGACGTGGAACGTGCCGTCGTTGGCGGTGACCGTGTAACTGGCTCCGGCCACGACCGTGACTGTTCCGTCGGTGCTCATGCCCGCGCCGGTCAGGAGCTGGCCCGAGCCGGCGACAGGCTCCAGCTTGAGCATCGCCACGAGGTCGTTGATCCCCCCGCCCAGTTCGGTGACGGCGTCCAGTACGCCGTTCAGGGCGTCACCGAGATCCACCAGCACCGCGCCGGTATCCTCGTCCACCTCGATACTGACCGACTGAATCCATCGTCTTGCCATCTCAGTCCTCCCGGCTGGCGATACAGGGACGGGCCAGCAACTTCTGGTGGACCGACCGCGTCAGTTTCATCAGCTCGCCGGTCGTTCGCGTCATGTTGTCGATGGCCGACGTGTTCTCCGCCACAATCTGCTGGTTCGCTTCCAACGCCTGCAGCAGCTTGCGGATCAGCCACACGATGATCACCAGCAGCACGGCCGACAGCCCCAGAAAGCCGTACCGCACGACTGGTGCGATGATGAGTTCTTCCACGTTGCCACTCTCCTCAGGCCCTTGCCTGAACCTGCTTGGTATGTATTCGCAGCGTCACGCCCGGCACGCCGCTCCATCGCCACGGCTTCATGCCGCTCGACGGCGACAGCACCTCGTACTCTTCGCCCGCGGCCGCGTCGCTGATCCGGTCGCCCGCCTGGGGCTCGCCGTAGGCCGCCAGCGCCGAGGCCGCGATCAGCCATTCCCGCGCGCCGTAGTCCACCAGGACCGTCTCGCCCGCGCTGTCGGTGAGTTCCTCGGACCGCACCCCCGTGGCGTCAACGGCCATGGCCAGCGTGCCGCGGGCATAGATCACCGGCCGGGACATCTCCGCTTCCCGGCATTCGCCCAGCCACTCGCAGGCCTCTCGCATCAGGTCGACCACGGCCACAGTCTCCGTCACGTCACAGGAGCGGCCCCGGCGGCGATGACGGTCCGCCGGGGCCTTCCGATGGATTCGCTGCTACCAGGCCAGCCACGTGTTCGCGGCGGCGTCCAGGCAGTACATCACAACACCCTTGCCGCTGGCGCTGGAGAAGGCGGCGTTGGCGCTGCCCCCGTTGATCGTGGCGCCCGAGGGGCCGTAGACCTTGAGGACCTTGTTCGACACGCCGTTGCCGATGAAGAGCATCCGGCCGGTGACCTTGTCGGCGGCGTTGACGATGACGCCCTTGGCGTCGTCGGCCGCGGTCGTCGGGTAGACGCCCGCCGTGGCGGCCGGCAGCGCGGCGGCATCGGCGTAGGTGCTTCCCGCGGCGGCCGTGGAGGCCCCCGGGGTCCGGTTCAACGGGCCGACGATGGCCGTGGGAATGCCCGCCGCGGCCAGGTTGACCTGGCTGGTGTTGGCCGCGCCGACATTCACCGCGCCGTCGGTGCCCGAGCCGTTGGCGTTGCCGCCGTTGATCGTCACGGCCCCGCCGTGGGCGTCGTCGGCCGTGCCGGCGCCGCCGGCCACGACCACCGCCCCGGCCGTGCCCGTGGCTGCGGGCAGGCCCGCAATGCCCAGCGACGTGTCGCTGCCCGTGAGGTCCGTCGCCGTCACGGCTCCGGCAATAGTCGTCGTGCGGGTCATGTTCGTCAGCTGCGCCCGGACGGTCGCGTCGCCCGTGGCGGCCGCGGCCTTGACGCTGCCGCCGAAGGTGTTCCCGGCCGCCGTGCTCGTGGCCGCTCCCGTGCCGGCCTCGCCATCGACCGGGTCACCGTCGGCGTCCCAGTACCACGCGTCGCCGACGGCGAACGTGGACGTGTCCTTGACGACGTCGAATGCGCCGGCCATCCGCAGCGCGCCCTGTTCGCCGATGGCGATGTCGCGCACCGCGATGAAGACCTGCCCGTTGACGACCACCACCTGGCCCGCCGACACCGCCGCGACCGACGGCGTGTAGTCGATCATGTCGCCGGGGCTGAGATACTGTGCCTGATAGTTCATGAGTCGTTCCTTTCGTTTCGTGTGGCTTTCGGCCCACGCGTCCTATGTGCTGCCTGCCTGGGCCGCCCCCGCACGGTGCGAGGGCGGCCTGCCCGGCGATGCCGCTTACGCTCCGGCCCGCTTCATGCCGGCGCGATAGTCCTGCTTGCGCACGCCGAAGTCGAACACGCCCCGGAATCCCTGGCCGAGGTAATGGGCGTCCGGCTCCACCGTCTCAATCGTGGGCGTCTGCCGTCCGTCGAGGAAGACCACCTCGATGACCTGAATCGCCCCGCCCGGCTGGCCGACCACCAGGTACCAGGCCGTCGTGCTGTAGCCGGCGATCTTCGGGTCCGAGAGGTACTGCGAGTAGATCGGCCGATAACGGCCGGCCAGGGTGTTGGTGACCGGGTACTTGGTGCTGGCGGTGGTGTCGCGGATCTCCGTGGCGGCGTACAGTGCGTCGCCGGTGGTCCGCAGCGCCATCGGGGCCAGCAGCCGCGTCGGCATGACGCCCAGCGGGTGGTCGTCGGGCCCCTTGATCGCGGCGTAGGCCGCCTCGGCCGCCGCCAGGCTCGCAAACGACAGGGCCGTGCCGGCCCCGGCCAGGTAGTTGCCGCGGTCGGTGGTGAAGAACTCCGCGTTGTTCAGGAACTCGGTCCAGAAGACGACGTTCAGGGTCTTGCCGGCCAGGATGCCCACATCGGTCGGCACCTGCGTGAAGGCCCCCAGGTCGTCGTTGATGATGTCGGTCCGCGTGATGCCGAACATCTTGCCGTAGGTGTCGGCCTTGTTGGCGAACGACTCGCTGCCGAGCGTGCCGTGCTTGACCTCGCCGTCGGGGCCGACCTTCTCGAACGTGCCAGTGGCCAGCAGCCGGTAGGCGGTGGTCTCCTTGAAGTCGTTGACCGGCCGCGTTCCGGCGATCTCGCGCCACGCCTGCTCGATGGAGTTGAAGCCCTCGAGCAGGAACTTGCCGCCGACGTTCGACAGGATGGCGCTCAGGGACCCTGTCGAGAAGGCGGCCTGAATGACCGGCGTGATCATGTCGCTGGTGATGCGGTGCCGGCCGACGTAACCGTTCTCGGCCGCCGCCATCAACAGCAGCTCCTGCAGATGCAGCCCGCCGCGGTACCGGTCGGCGGCCGCGTTGAGCACCGGGTCGGCAAACCGCTTCTCCAGGTTCGCCAGCCCCGCGGCCATGCACAGGGAGGCCTCGATCAGCTGCGAGCGCGTCACGCCCTGGGGCATCGCGCCGCCGGCCATGATCTGCGGGGCCGTCGGCCGCGAGGCCCGCAGCACGGCCAGCTCCGTCCGCTCGGAGGTCCACCCCTCGCGGATGGCCTCGGCGGCGATCTGCGAATGGCCCGAGCCGCACAGGGTCTGAATCGCGGCCACGCGGTCGTGCTCGGCCGCCAGCATCTCGCGATGCCGCCGCAGGGCGTCGTCGCCCTGCCCCGAGGCGTTGACCGGCGGCGGGCTGCCGGCGGCCGGAGGCACGGGCTGGCCGCCGCCGCCCGCGTTGCCGTCCTGGCCGTCGCCGTCGTCCTGAGCGCCGGAGGCCTTGATCTCGGCCTTCCAGGCGGCCTGGAGGCTCGACTTCTGGGCGTCGCTCATGGCCGCCACGGCCGCGGCGTCCCAGCCCTTCGCGCTGCACCACTGTTCGAACGTCATGATTCTGTTCCTTTCATTGACATGGGCGGATGCCGCCACGCTTCCCGAGGCCCCGGCATCCGCGCCGACGCCTACGAAACTGATCTCTCGCAGCAGCCCCTCGCGACAGACCGTCAGGGGCCCCGTGAACGATTTGCCGTTGATCTTCACCTTCGCGCCCGGCTGCACGTCCTCCACGCGCAGCGGCAGCACGCCGACCGACACCGGGAACTTCTTCAGGCCGTTGCGGGCATGGCCGACGATCAGCGACGCCGACGACGCGGGGCTGTCCAGGTCGCCGGTGATCGTGCCGCGGACCGTGACCTTCGTGGCCGAGATCGCAACGTCGTCAGCCTGGCCGACCAGGTTGGCCATGCTCGTGCAGTGGAAGGCGTCCTGGCCGTCGCTGAACAGGTTCACCGGGTCGGCGGCCGTCAGCCCCGACAGGTCGATCACCACCGGGCGGTACCATCCGGCCAGCCTGAGCATCCCGCCGGTGTACGCCGTCAGGTTCACCGTGGGCCGCTTGGGAGCCTCGCCCTCGCCGGCGGCCTGAATCTCCACGGCGGCGCAGGCCTCGATGCCCATCGCCCTGTCGCCGGCCTTTGCGGCCGGATCGGCGGCCTCGATCATCGGAAGCCCCTTACGCATGGACAGCCTCCTTCTTGCTGCGAGTACGGCTCGTGCGCCGCGTCGCAGGCGTCTCTTCGGCCGGTTTCTCCGCCGGCGGTTCGTCGCGGTCGGCCAGACGCCGGGCCCGCTCGCTCGACTCGGCCGACGCCGAGCCGAACAGTTTCTGACGGAGCAGGGCCTGGTACTCCGGAAGCGTGATGCCCAGGGCCTCGGCGTTGCGCTGCATCTCGACGCGCCAGTCCTGACCGAACCCCGCGAAGACCTCCGGCAGACCCGAGGCGCCGTGGGCCATCAGTTCCGTGATCGCCACGGATTCCTTGACCGGGTCCACGTGCTCGTCGCCGTCCCAGAACCACTGGTGCTCCGGCAGCGCGGCCGCGGCCAGCGACGCCGGGACGAGGCCGGCCAGTGCCGCTTCGCGCAGCCAGGCGACGAGGATGCGGTCCAGGACCACACGCTCGATGTGCTCCTGTTCGATCCGGATGCCCTTGTAGTAGGTCTTGTGGTCCAGCCGGCCCGAGGCGAAGTTGTAGCCGCTGGAATCCCCCGCCGCGATGCAGTACGGCATGCCGATGCAGCGGGCGATCTCCCGCAATAGCGCCCGGACGAACATCTCGAAGGTCGTCGTGGGCTGCTCGCCCTTGATCTGCTCGGGTTTCCAGCCCTCGGGCATCGTGGTCATCAGGCCGCGCTCGAGGTCCACCTGGTCCAGGGACTTGATGTAGTCGCACTCGTCGTCGGCCGGATGGTCGGTGTAGAGGACAATGGCGAAGTCGGCCGCCGCCTCGGCCGCGTCGGCCACCGCCAGGGTGTACCGTCGCAGCTGCGCGAACAGGCCCAGCGACGGCATCAGCTCGGGCAGGCCCCGGTGCTGGCCCGGCCGATCCGGACGGAACCAGTGGATCATGCTCTCGGCGGCCACGAGCGAGTACTCATGCAACGCGGCCGCCTGGCTGCCCGGATGGGTCCGCAGCACCTGGTAGGCCTTGGGCCGTCCCCACTGGTCCAGCAGCACGCCGTCGATGTTGTCGGCCGCGGCCTGCCCTTCGGGGCTGGTGACCTGGTCGGCCTCCAGCGGCATCAGGTCCATCTTGACCGCGTGGCGCAGGGCCTCGTTGGTGATCAGGGCGGCAAAGGCCTCGCCCTCGGTCGCCTTGGCCTTGCGCATCAGGCGCAGATGGTCGGCCAGGCCGACCTCGCGTGTCCACGCCCGCCACGTTCGCTCGACGAGCTGGTTGACCGTCTCGTCGCCGGTATCCAGCCGCAGACGCGGCCCGGTGCCGATCGTGTCGTCGGCCAGGGTGTTGATGATGCCGCGGGCGTAACTGTTGTTGGCCACCTCGTAGCGGGCCCGGTTCCGCAGGACCTGTCGCACGGCATGACTGGCCGCGGCGTCGGCCGACAGGCCGTCGGCCATGGACCAGTGCCGCGCATTGTCCGGCGAGGTCGTCGCCGCATCGTACCGGGCGGCGATGGACCGCCGGCTTGGGCCGCCGCGAACGTCGCTCAGGGCCAGGGGCAACCCGCTGCGGGCCACCTGATCGAGCGCCCACGTGAGCATCCGGTCATCCAGGCTCAGGGGCCGACGCCGTTTGTGCGGCCGCCGCATCACGGTCACGCCCGGCGACAGCCGCCGCTTGCGACGCGCGGCCGGCGTCCTGGAGGTTCGGGCCTTGCCCCTGCGCGACGGGGCTCGCTTCGCGGACGCCCTGCGCGTCGCGGTCGCGGCCTTCCTGCGAGAGGATTTCGTGCGGCCCTTGGCCATGCTACAGTCCCGAGACGGTCCCCGGCGGCCGGAGCTTCTGCATGCGGAACCCTGCGCCGCGCCGCTGTGCGGCCAGGGCCTTGGCGAACCGGATGCCCGCGATCTGGTCCGGAATGCTGTGACTGGTGCGCGACACGCCGTCGGCCGAGGCCGACGCCGGGCGCGTCGTCTGCTGGATCAGCGCTTCGGCCAGTGCTTCGTCGTCGATGGGCATCGGTGCGTCCTCCGCGGCGACCCCCCAAAGAAAAAACCCCACCTCCACACCTGATCAGGTGAAGGTGGGGTTTCGTGTTCGGCGTTGCCGTTGCCGAGGTCCCGCGACCCGTCGGCCGCGTTCTTCGGGGGTTTCACTTGTCACCATGCACTCTACGTCGCCGCCGGGAGTGGTCAAGACGAATCCGAGTCCGCTCTATTTTTACCCCCATATGTGGGGGTAAATCTTTCAGAGGCGTTGTTTTCGGCCTCCGGAGCGGCCATTTTTTCCACCGTCGTTGTCCGCCAGCCACACCGGCGGCAGACCCTGCGGCGGCGGATGCAGTGGTACAGGCGCTCCGTCTCGATCACGCGAAAGTCCCGGCACCCGCAACGCGGGCACTCCAGCCCTTCCATGGCCGCCGCCCGCGCCTCGGTCGCCGACGCGGCCAGTTCCTCCAGCGACTGGCCCTCGTCTTCCTCACGACGCCGCCTGCGTTCGGCCTTCTCCCGGTCGGTCCGTTTCGGACTCATGCTCTGTGTCTCCCGCCGCGTCGCCTGATTGCCGACAAGACCATCGGTCCGCCCTTGGGGTCCCGGCCGGGGCCGCCGCGGCGACGGCGCTCCTCGTCCAGGCCCGACAGTTTCACACCCTCGTAACTGGCCGCCACGCAGCAGCCCACCGTGCAGTCGAGCCAGTGGTTGTCGCGACCGCCGCGTCGCACGGTCCAGACGTCCACGCGGCGGGTGCCGCCGCGGGTCTCTTCGGTCTCCCGCTTCTCGGCCGTCAGGTGCTCGCAGTAGAGCCGGTGGTCGGCCGGCCGCAGGCCCCAGAACGACAGCGCCGCCGCCTCCGACACCGGCGGCGCGAGGCGGTTGACGAGGAACGTCTTCCAGAAGTTGGTGTCGATGTTGACCGTCAGGGCGACGCGCTTGCCGCGGATCGGCGGCACCCACCAGTGGAACCCGTACCGCCCGCCGCTTTCCTTGCGGAACTCCGAGACCGGGCGGTTGCGGGCCCCGATGCCCACGCCCTTGGCCGCCATCCAGACGCCGCCGCGCCCGCTCCGGCGGATCGCCGCGTAGACCTCGTCCTGCAGGTGCCCCGTGTCGATCAGGCCGCGGCCGATCTGCATCACCGCCGCGTCCTCGCGGACGTACTCCCGCCGCGACAGTTCCTCGATGCAGGCCAGGAGCCCCTCCTGCACCGTCGCCTCGCGCGACAAACCGGGGTAGCGGCGGTCCAGGGTGTGCTGCGCGCTGGCGGCCGTGAAGTGGCTTCGCCGCTGCTCCGGGAACGTGCCGTAATCGAGCACCCACCCCGTGAAGTCCCCGCGCCAGGCCGTCACCACCCAGAAGAGTACGTGGTCCCCCACGTCGATGTAGGCCGTGATCTTGTCGGCCGCCAGCGGCACGGTACCCCGCTTCAGGCCGTTGACGCGTTGCATGAGCTGCTCGACCGTCTGCAGCGGCGATCCCTTGTCGCGGCTCTTGGGCCTGTTCTGGAACTCCGCCCAGAAGGCCTCCTCGTCCTCGAGCTTCAGGTCCATGGCGTGCTGCACGGCCGAGAGTTCGCCCTTCTTCTTCTCGTACCGCTCAGGCCAGGCGACGACCGCTCCGGCGTCCATGCACGTTTCACGGTGCGGACAGGCCCCGCACGGTCGTTGCTGGTCCAGTTTGCGGCGGCAGGCGGCCTGACAGCGATGCTGTCGATACAGGGCCGCGGCCAGGCGAATGTCACCGTAACGGTCGAGACTCTCCTCCCAGAGCTTGGCGTACTCGTCCCACAAGGTCGCGGTCGTCGGCATCTCGGGCATCATGGACATCAGTTCACCCTGCCACGCCGGGGACTCCTTGCGGTTGGTGAGCCGTTCGGCCAGGTCTCCCTGGTAGATGATCGTGACCAGGGCGAAGAGCGACATCGACTCCCCCGGCCCGGCCAGGCCGCCGGCGTCGCCGCTGAGGATGTCGATACGGTCCTGGGTCTGTTTCTCGCTGCCCGCCGACTCGCGCGTCTGCGGATCGTCGGCGATGACCAGCGTCGGCCGCAGAATCGTTCCGTCGTCGAGTTCGTGAAACTGGCCGCGGACACTGCCGGACTCCAGACCACAGGCGGTGACGATGATGCCCGAGGCGGCGCTGCCGGGGATGGACGGCAGGATGATCTTGTCGGCCGTCCAGGAGATCCGCGTCGGCTCGCCGTTGTAGAGCTGGCCTCGGCTGCGGTTGACGATCCGCTCGAGGCGGCGGATCGGATAGCTGACTTCCGGGAAGTCCTCGCGGTAGAGCCGGTTCGTCTCGAGGCTCGTCTTCATCGGTTCCAGGAGTTGCGAGGCCTTCGGGCCGTTGGCGGCCAGCAGGCAGATGTATCGTGAGTGCCCATACAGGGCCGCCCACTCCGCGGCCTTGCGAAGGAGCGTCGTCTTGCCGTCGCCGCGCGGCATCGCCAGAGCGAAGCGGCCGCCCTTCAGGATCAACCGCTCGACCTTGGCGATGACGGTCAGGTGGTTGCGGCTCCAGCGTTTCGGGAAGCTCGCCTTGTGGTACGTCTCGAGGAAGAGCTTCAGGTTGTAGCGACACTTCTCCTTGCGGCCCGGATCGACCACGGCCGGCAGCGGCGCGATGTCGCGGCCCGAGCGGCTGATCCCGGCCCGCCTGGACCGGGCCTCCTCGCGGATGGCCTCGTACCCCTCGGCGGCGAGCGGCCCCAGGGACGGCGCGGCCTCGGCCCGTGGCCCGTCGATCTGCTCGCAGAGCCACCCTGCGTACCGCAGGAGGTCCACCGTCCGGGCCTCGGCGTCGCCGGCGATCCGGCGGCCGCCCTGCTGGCGATGGCGGTACAGACGCCGTTCGGTCAGCACCTCGCCCAGGGGCGTGCCGTTCAGCAGCCGCACCAGGTCCGCCGGCTTCAGGTGTCGAGGATCCAGACGCGGACCGGCCATCAGCGTGCCTCAGTCTCCCGGGCCATCCAGGCAATCAGGTCCACGAGCCGCACCTTGCCGCCGCGCCCGGGCGCGCCGCGTTCGATCAGGCGGCGCACGTCGTCGGCCGTCACAGGGCGCTGGCCTTCACACGTCAGCAGCCGCGCCGCCTCCTGGGGCGTCACATACGACCGCAGCTGCGTCAGGCTCAGGGCCGACCGCACGGGGCGTTTTTCCCTCGTGCGACCGGCCGTTTTCTGCCGATTCTCTGCCATTGGTAGGCACTCCACTAAGTGCTTGCCCATGGGGGCGGCGTGCTTCAACACGCGCGCCCCCGCTCGTTGCCCTTCTACCGGCCCCGGTCCCCGGAGCATTCCCGCACCAGCCATGCCGCGTAGCAGACCAGGTTCACCCGCCCGTCGGCCGACGTCGGCGCTCCGCGCTCGATGTGCCGGCGGACGGCCTCCACCGAGACCGCCCCGCCCCCCGCGGCCGTCAGGAGCCGGGCCACCTGTTCGACAGTCAACGCCGCCGGATTCACTTCCCGATCCACCCCCGGCCTCCCTGCCAGTCAGGCGTCTGTTAGGCTCCCCGCCACTTGCATCCATAAATCTGCATTATTCCACTTTCCGGCCTTGCCCCGGTCGCATTTACATGGCTTAATGTCCATGTAACGCAGGCAAGAACCAGGAGGCGACGATGACTAGGCACACGCAACGACACGAGGCGAACCCCAGGGCGGCCGAGATCACCTTCGGCTGCGAGATCGAGTGCCTGCTGCCGATCGGCAGCGTCCGTGTGGGGGGCTACCACGCGGGCCTGGCCCTCGGCGGCCGGTTCCCGCGGGGCTGGAACGCCCAGCGCGACGGCAGCCTTTCGACGACGCTGCAGGGCTACGAGGGCGTCGAGATCGTGAGCCCGGTCCTCCGCGGCCGCGACGGCCTCGACCAGGTCCGCCAGGTGGCCCGGCTCCTGGAGGAGATGGGAGCCAAGGTCAACAAGACCTGCGGTTTCCACGTCCACCTCGGGGCCGCCAGCGCCGCCGGCGATGACTTCGACGAGGTCGCCGACTGGGTGCGACGCCTGATCAACACCACCGCCCAGCACGAGAAGGCCTTCTACGGGGCCGCCGGAACCACCGCCCGCGAGCGAGGCACGTATTGCCGCAGCCTCAAGACCGCCTGGAGGCACAAGAAGGAACGCCTCACGAAGAAGATCAAGGCCGACGACCTGCGGATCGAGGCCGCCGGCATCAGCCGCTACCAGACGCTGAACCTGGTGCCCCTGTTCGGCCGCTACAGGACGGTCGAGTTCCGATGCTTCAGCGGCACCACGAGCGGCCGCAAGATGACGGCCTGGATTCAGATGGCCCTGGCGGCGGCCACGATGGCCCTGGCCCGCAACACGCGGTTCGACGCGCCGACCACCGGTTACGCCGACACGACCACCGCCGTCGGCGCGATGCAGCGATTCTTCTACCTCGCCGGTTGGACCCGCGGCCGCAAGGACTACTACAAGCCGGTCTGCCTCGCCGAGGGCTGGGTGGACGAGATGGCCGCCCTCGACGAGGCCAAACAGGAGTTGATGCGGCTCGCCCGCAAGTACGACGACCAGGCCGCGTAGGCGGCCGCAACCCGAAAGGAGCATGTGATGAAGAAGAACGTGGTGAAGATCGGCGGCACCTACGCCGCCAAGGTGTCGGGCAAGGTGGTGCCGGTGCGCATCGAGTCGACCAACCCGCACGGGGGCTGGGACGGCGTGAACCGGATCACCGGCAAGAAGGTCCACATCAAGAGCCCGCAGCGGCTCCGGGGCCTGTGGCCCACGCGGACGATGCCGATTGTCCACGAAGCGGCCGATGCGCCCCAGGCGGCCCCCACGCCGCCGGAGCCCCGGCAGGCGGCCACGGACGCCACCCCCGCGTCCGGACGCCACACGGGCGAACGTGGCGCGACGGGGGCCGCCGCAAAGCGCCCGAGCCTCCTGAACCTGGCGGCCCAGGTCCTGGCCGAGGCGGGCCGGCCCATGACCTGCAAGGAGATCGTCGAGGCGGTCCTGGCCGGCGGCCAGTGGACGACCGAGGGCAAGACGCCCGCGGCGACGCTCACCAGCGCCGTCCTCCGCGAGATCGCCGCCAAAGGCGACGCCGCCCGGTTCCGCAAGACCGGCCGCGGGCTCTTTGAAGCCGCCGTCTGACGTTGTCATGACGCCACCTCGCCCTGCACCGCCCCGGCCTCGGTCGGGGCGGTCTCGTTGTGCGTCTCGGGCTGCGGAATTTCTCTTGTCGCACGAACGGGAGGACGATATCATTAGGATATCGCGTGGCTTCAGACCGATGGGAGGTGCCGTCATGGCTGATATTCTGATTCGCGGACTCGACGACCAGGCCATGAAACGGCTGCGGGCTCGCGCCAAGCGGCATGGCCGTTCGCTCCAGGGCGAGGCCCGCATGGTCCTGGAGAACGCCGCCGGGCTGTCGGTGACCGAATCGCTGCGGGCCGCCCGCCAGTGGCGCAAGAAGCTGGGCCGGCGGTTCGATGACAGCGCCGCGCTCATCCGCGAGGATCGCGAGCGATGAAGAGACTGGTCGTCGATGCCAGCGTCGTCGTGAAGCTCTACTTTGAAGAGGAGCATTCCGACGCCGCAGAGAAGCAACTTGCCCGGGCCGAAGAGCTGCTGGCTCCCGATCTGCTCTGGGTGGAGGTCGCCAACGTCATCTGGAAACGTCAACGCCGTGGCGACCTGACCCAAGAGGCAGCGGCCGGGATTCTTTCGCAGGCGATGCGGCTGCCGATCCAGGTCTACGAGGCATCGGAGCTGCTGCCCGACGCCCTGGACCTGGCCCTTCGTTTCGACCGGACGGTTTACGATAGCCTCTACCTGGCCTTGGCCGTGAAGACCAAGACCGTCATGGTCAGCGCTGACCAGCGTCTGGTGCGGGCCCTGGCTGACGGACCTCTGAAGAAGCATATCCTCTGGGTCGGTGCGTAGCACTGAATGTGTGGTCACGCCGTCACCTCCTCGGTGGCGGCCTCCTCGTTGATGGTGGCTGCCTCTGGGGCCGCGACCCGCTCGGCCTTCCGCCCCGTGAACTCCTCCCAGCGCTTCACGATCACGTCGCAGTAGAGCGGGTCGAGTTCCATCAGGTAGGCCGTGCGGCTGGTCTGCTCGCAGGCGATCAGCGTCGAGCCTGAGCCGCCGAACAGGTCCAGCACCTTCTCCCCGAGCCGCGACGAGTACTCGATGGACCGGGCCGCCAGTTCCACGGGCTTCTCGGTCAGGTGGATCATGGCCTGCGGGCTGACCTTCTTGACGTGCCACAGGTCGGCGACGTTGGTCGGCCCGAAGAAGTGATGGCCGGCGCCGGTCTTCCAGCCGTAGAAGCAGATCTCGAACGCCCCCATGAAATCCTTGCGCGTCAGCACCGGATGCTGCTTGTCCCAGACAATGGCCTGCGAGAAGTACAGGCCCGCGGCCTTCAGGGGCCCCGGGTAATTGCCGAGGTTGGCGTAGCCGCCCCAGATGTAGAACGAGCCGCCGGGCTTCAGCACCCGCGAGGCGTTGGCGAACCAGGCCGCCAGCATGCCGTCGAAGGCCTCGTCCGAGACGAAGTCGTTCGCCAGGGGCCGGTCCTTGGCCCGCAGCTTCGTCGTCGTCGCCTGCTTGGGCCCCTGGCGGGCGACGTCGAAGCCCTGGTGATGGTTCTGCGGCTCGGTGTTGGAGGCCTGGAAACTCGACAGCCCCGCGGCGATGGCGTTGTTGGAGCGCGGCTCCACCTTCACGTTGTACGGCGGGTCCATATTCACCAGGTCGATGGTCGCCCCGTCGACCAGCCGGCCCAGGTCCGCGGCCGAACCGCTGTCGCCGCACATGAGCCGGTGACGGCCGAGGACCCACACGTCGCCGGGCTGGGTCACGGCCTCGTCCGGCGGCTCCGGCACGGCGTCGGGGTCCGTCAGGCCCTCGGTCCCCGGCGGCGCGAGCAGCTCGGTGATCTCGCCGGCCGAGAAGCCCAGAAGCGTCAGGTCCAGCCCGCCTTCCTGGATGGCCGCCAGCTCGATCGGCAGCAGCTCGTAGTTCCAGTCGCTCCCCTCGGCCGCCTTGTTGTCGGCGATGCGATAGGCCCGGGCCTGCTCGGGCGTAAGGTCGCGGGCCACGTGCACCGGCACCTCGGTCAGGCCCATCTTCACCGCGGCCTTCCACCGGGTATGGCCGACGACAATCACGCCCTCGGCATCGACGACGATCGGCTGCCGCCAGCCGAACTCCCGCACGCTGGCCGCCACGGCGTCCACCGCCCCGTCGTTGATCCGCGGGTTGTTCTCGTACGGTTTGATCGCGTCCACGCGTCTCATCTCGACTTCCATGTCTTGCCTCCGGTTCCTGGTTTCTCGATTTACGGCACCACCGACCCAAACAAACTCTCTATCCCCGCGTCACCGTTCCCATGGCAGTCAGGGCGACCCACCCCCGGGGAAGTACCTATGGCCTCGCCTGGCGTCCGCCGCGCTCGCGGGCGATCAGCCGACACTGCGCGATGAACTCGGCCAGATCGCTCTCTTCCACGCGTGGCGTCCGGTTCCACGTCGTCTTGCGGAGTTGCCCGCGTCGGATCAGCTTGCGCACCTCGTCCACCCCGCAATCGAGTCGTTCGGCGACCGTCTGCAGCCGCAGCAGCCTGCCCACGCTGGTGGCAGTCGTCTTGGCCTGATTTCGTCGTCGTGCGCGCATGTAACAATTTCCGCGAGAAGTCGAAAAAATGTCCTGCGTTCTGTCGGTGCCTGGAACGTTCTGGAGCGACGACTTTCCGGGCGACCGTTAAGAAACCGAGGACTGTTACCTTGTTTTCAATCCATGCTCAGAACGATCCCGTCGACTTCCTCCTGGTCCACGGCGATGTACGCCCGCAGGCTGTCCAAGTCCTTGTGCCCGCTGAACTTCTGCGTCCTGAGCAGGTCTCGCCCGCACTGCTCGTAGAATCGCGTCACAGCGGCCTTCCGCATGGAATGCGTGCCGACACATCCGCGCGAGTGAATGCGTCTGGCGGCCTCGCGCACGATGCGCCACGCCTGCACCCGGGTGATTCGCGTGTTGCGATCCGCCCCCCAGGCCGACTGAAACAGCCACGTCTCGCCGCGCCAGTAGCCCTGCCCCTGCAGGTCCGCCACCCACAGCGCCAGGGCCTCGGCCGCCTTGGGGTGGAGGACGACCGACCGCGTCGCCACCTTGCCCTTGGTGTTGCTCCGCACCACGGTCAGGCGATCGCGCACGCGACACGTCCCGTCCTCGTCCGGCGCTTCGAGGACGTCGGCCACGCGCAGCGACAGCATCTCGCTGATCCGGAACCCGCACCGCACGCCGAGCTCGACCAGACAGCGGTTGCGCAACGCCCACCTCCCGCCAAAGGTCTCCTGCATCCGCCTCGCCTCATCCATCTCCAGCGCCCGCGTCGTCGCCATGGGGTGTTCCTTTCGTGTGCTTTGTCTGATTGCCCGTCGGCGTCCTGAGGTTCCCCGCCGGCACGATGACCTGTTGCCCGTCGATCCGCACCAGGTGATTCCTCGGCCGCCCCCGCCCGCTGACGACCACCGTCCCGGCTTTGCCGTGCCACGGCATCGCCTCCCGCGTGTGCGGGCCGTACCACACCTGCACGCCCTGCCCCACACGCGGCGCGCTCAACATGGCCGCATCTCGGGCCTCTGGTCCCAGGTGATGCCGTCCAGCAACCGCCCGGCCGCCTTCTTGCCGACGCGGGCCATCTGATGCCCCGGCGCGTCGAGTTGGCAATAGGGACGCACTGTAGCGCCATCTGGTTTGACCAGACACACGGGGGCCGTGCGCCGTCCAGTTTCGATATGATCTTCAAGCGGCCCCCACTCGCCCCACTGCTTGAAGAAGAACGGCACGCCCGCTCTGCGGCACTGGTCGCGCAGCGCCCTGGCCCAGTCGGGGTGCATCGGTCGTGCCCCAGGGCCGCTCTCGCCACCGCAGATCACCCAATCCAAGGGCGGCACTCGGCCGGCCGCGGGATCGGTGCAATGGGCTTCGCCGACCGGCAGCCACGTCGTCGAGAGGTAGTCGTGCAGGTTGACTGGCCCAAGCATCGGCTCGACGCTCACAAAGCGCCGCGCCGCCGGTGTCGTCAGCAGCACAGGTATCCTGGCCTCGGCATGCTCTTGGTCTTCCGCGGTGACGCCCAGCCACACATTCGGCAGCGGCTGCGCCAAGTCCAGCCCCTCGGCCGCCGCATGCGCCCGATCCCACCGCCGGCCGAGCAGAGTCTCGCCCTGGTCCAGCAGCCAGGTCACATGCTGATACCATTGCGGCGCGCGTTCCACGCGATCACTGTCATCCATCGCCCACCGGCTCAGGATGTAGTCCCGCATGCGCAACGGTCGTTTCGTCAGCAGCATGAACGTCGAGCGCGGGCTCAGGGCCATGGTGGCGAACACCGCGTCGAGCGTCGTGTCCGGCACGTCATCGTGAAACAGGTCGCCCATCGAGCAGACGAAGACCCGCGACGGTTTCCAACCGATGGGGGCCAGCAGTTCGTCGCTATTATCCACGTAGTTCACTCGACCGTTCCAGGCGTTGCCGCTCACCACGGTCTGATACTTCCACTGCCCCATCCGGGCCAGCCTCGCGGCCATGCGCTCGGCGTAGCAGTTCTGGCACCCCCGCGACACCTTCCGACAGCCTACCACCGGGTTCCAGGTATCCCGTGCCCACTCAATCTTCGTCTTGCTCACGCCGTCACCCCTTCCCCGGCCAAGGCCGGATCCCAGTGCCAGTCCAGGTCGCGGGCCGCGTCCGAGGCGGCGAGGCTCTCGACCACGTCGCGCGGCGGATCCTCTCCGCGCCGCAACTGGCGCAACCGTTCCTCGGCGTCTGCCAGGTACGGTCGCTGCGCCGCCTCGTCCAGGTCGCGGCGGAACCACTCCAGGCAGGCCCGGCGCTGTGCCTCGCGACGGGCGTTGACGGCGTCCAGTTCGGCCCGTCGCCGGTCGGCCTCGGCCGCCCGCCGTTCCGCCTCGCGCCGCTGTGCCGTCAACTCCGCGACCGCCTCCAGCACCGTCGCCAGCGAAAACCGCTTGCGATCCCGCCGCGCCCAGGCCCTGGCCACCGCCCCTGGGCACACGCGCCCCAGGGCCAGGTCGCCCCGCGGCAGTTTCAGTGCCCGCCTCACGGCCCGCTGCCACCGCCGATCCGCCGGCGCCCCCGTCACGCTCTCGACCAGCCGCTCCAGGTGCTCCGCCACCGGCCCGTCCGGATGCTCGCCGCCCGCCTCCACCGTGGCACGGGCATCCTGCCCCTGGCCAGCCGTTGCCGTGTCTGTTGCCGTTGTTGCGGCATCGCCGCCCGAGCCCACCCGCGTAGCGGGGGGGTTGGGGGGGAAAGGTTCCTGACGGTTAGTCTGACGGTTCCATAAGGAGTGCGCGCCCGGATTGTCACCACCTGTGGTGACAGGGGTGTCACCACCTGATGCCTGATTTGTCACCACCGGGCCGTTGCCGGGTGGCGACATTTTGTCACCACCTCCGCATTCCGTGGTGGTGACTGGAAACAAGATGTAGTGGTTGGCCTGTTTCGGTCCGGCCTTGATTCGGACCGCCAGGTGCCCCGCGGCGACCAGGTCCTGCTGATGTCGTTGGACGGTGCGACCGGACATGCCGCACTTGCGTGCGACGGTCGTCACGTGCGGCCAGCAGACGCCCTGGTCGTCGGCATGGTCGGCCATCGCCAGGGCCACGAGCAACTGCCCGGCGTTGACCTTGCCCGGCAACTCCCGCCACACCCGGTTCATCATCGCAATGCTCATCTGCCCACTCCATTGTGGCTCGATTCCACGAGCGGCAACCCGTCTTCTGCCCTGCCCTGTCCCTACCTCGACTCGCCGCGACTGGGAAGGTCGTTTCCCGGATTTCCCGGAGGATTCCGAGCCCGCCACGCCCGCCATCCCCAGAGGCTCACGCCGAGGAAGATCGTCTGAAGCGCCGCCTGGGTCCAGACGCCCTGGCCGGCCAGGTAGACCGCCGAGGCCGCGTTGCTGGCGATCCAGAGCGGCCAGCAGCGGCGATCCTTCCGCACGTTGAGAATCGTGCCGCTCAGGGCGACGGCGAAGATCGCATAGGCATACCACGGCTCATTCATGCCAGCCCCTCCAGCAACCCTGTCCGTTCGACCAGCGACGCACCGTTGATGAGAAGCACCTCTGGAGCGTCCACCCGGCCGGTGTTGCCGCGGCGTCCAGCATGGACCATGGCCTTGGTAGCCTTCAGGCGCCGCATCGTCCATTCGGGATACAGCTCGGTCAGGAGCGGATGATCGTAGTAGCTCACAACAACGCGGGTCCGGCGGAATCGACCCAGCAGCTCGGCCAGACGCCGATGGTCGGCCTCCGTGAAGTCGTGCAGGTACGACGCGCCCTTGGCGATGTACGGCGGGTCGCAGTAGATAACGGACCGGTCCTCGTCGGCAATGCGTTCTGCGATCTCGAATATGTCCCGGCGCAGGATGGTGAGGTTGCGGAGACGACGACGCCAGGCCGGGATGGAGTCCACGGCCCCTGAGAACCTTCTGCCGGCGTGACCGCCGCGGTTGGTGAACCGGGCGCAGAATGTTCCCTTGTGACTGGCCGGCGTTCCGGCGGTGCCGTTCCGTCCCATCCAAGAGACCAGAAAGTAGAGGTAAGCACGCTCAAGCCGCTCGTCGTCCGTTCCAAGGCCGTCCGCAAGCCGCCGGGCGGTTCCGTCGCGTTCTCCGGCGCGGATGATCGCGTCAGCTTCGGCGAAGAGCGTCTCGTGCATCATGGTGCGGCGCAACCGCCGGTAGAGCATGGCCCCCAGCCTGCTGTCCCGGATCACATTCGCCAAGTTGACGATGTCGCCGTGGAGGTCAACCACCGTCTCCATGGAGCACGGCGGCTTAACCATCTCGATGGCGAAACTCCCAACGCACAAGCCCCAATACGTGTGGTGCGGCCCGAATTCACGGACGATCTCGTGGGCAAGGGTGCGCTTGGCCCCGAACCACGGGGCCAGGGCGGTAATCTGTGGTGTGTCGGTTGTCGGGGCTGCCTTCGACATGCCGTCCTCTGTGGTGTGTCCTTCGATGTAGGCCATCGGTCAGTACTGAACTGTCTCACCCGCTTCCCTGTTCTCCTGCTCTTGCCCCTGGCGACGGCGCGGCGTACCAGGGCTCGGCCACTGCGGCGTCCCTACTGCCGCGGCTGGTGTTCAACCGCGCGAATGGTTTCCAGCGGCGTGATGGCCAGCAACAGGTCATCCATCCCGGCGTATACCGCCGTGGCCAGTAGGTTCATCAGTTCCGGCTCTTCGGGGCGCAACTGGAGCACATAGACGGGCCGACCGGCCCCGGCAAACCATCCGGCCTCCAAGTGTGCCGACCGGCCGCAGGGCAGGACCAGCACGCACGCCTCAGCCCACAGCATGGCCGAGAGATCGCGGTGGAACCCGGCCTGAGCGACAGGGTGCTTGAGGCCGTGGATGTACTGCTCTGGCGTCCACTCCCGCCACCGAGGGTCGATCTCTGACCAGTGAAAGCCGTTGCCGCCCTGGCGCGGGTTGCGGAAGTCATAGACCTCGTGGCTGTAGAGCCGGAGCGTTTCGACGACTTGCGGCTGATACGGATTGCGCCATGACGATGCGACATAGAGTCTCATGGGTTCAATGCCTCCTTGTAATTGACCTTGACCAGCAGCTCCGCCAGTTCCGGGCAGACGGAGTTGCCGATGCCGGCGACCTGCTCAGCTTTGGTGCCGTCGAGCACGTACTCGTCGGCGAAACGGCCGAACTGCGCCCGCAGCAACTCGCACGGCTGAAGCATCCGCAGGCCGATGTCCACGATCTGGTAATCGACGCCGTGGACGGTGACCAGGCCGAGGCGGTGCTTGGCGGTGATGGTGGCCAGCGGCTCATGGCAGTCGCCGTGCTGGCCTCCCGTGCCGAAGTACTTGACGAGGAAGGCCCGGACCTCGCTCAGGTGGGTGCCGCCGCCCGTGACCGTGGCCAGGGGCTCGCAGGCGTCCTGTCCGTGACGGCATGTGCCGCGGTGCTTCTGGAGCCAGGCGGCGCAGACGAAGTGCCGGTCGCCCGTGGTCACCGTGTGCAGGGGGTCGGTCGGGTCTGCGGAGTGGCTGCCGGCGTTGTTCGTCACCAGGAACGTCTCGACCACGCCGAGGGCGTGGGCAGCACCGGCGGGCCGCACGCTGCCATGGCCGCTGGTGATCGTCGAGACGGGATCGCGGGCATCGTTGCCGCAGCAATCGGCGCGGAACTTCGCCAGATGGGCCATGCACACCGCGTGGCGGTTGCTGGTGTCCTGCGTCTTGATCGGCTCCGCCGGGTCGAGGCTCCGACCGCCGGCGTCGCCGGCCTTGTCGCCGTGGTACTTGTTCAGAAACGCGCACACCTGGCAGAAGCGATTCTCCTGCACCACCGTTCGCAGCGGCTCGGTGGCGGCCTCGATGCCCGCCGGGCTGCTTTGGTTGTCGATGGCCTGCACGTAGGCCGCCGCGAT